TACAGCGTGTGTTTGTAGCCAGGACAGAAGCTGACTTAATTAGAGTTTGGAGGATGGCATGACTCACAAGATACATCTCAAATTTGACCAGCACACTACTGCTGACGAAGTGCTAGACCAGATTGTGCGGGCTAGGTTGAAGCAGATACAGGAAGGTCTTGCGGCCTGGGATAGTGAGCGAGACATACAGGCTGCTTGCCAAGACTTGCTGGACTGGATGGGGAATCCACATGCCGAAGAAGCTAGTGACTGACATGTCTGACAGAGTACAGCTAGAGATGGCAGAGGCTAGGGTGCTTCTGTATTCTTACTTTGCTGCCAAGCGTACCCACGGGAAGCCGCAGGCAGATAGGTTCTTGGCTGCCCAGTTGGTCAAGCTAGAGAAGCTCTACGGCAAGAGTTCAGATGTACGTATCAAACAGTACATGCGCCATGTTAAGGATACAGAGACTTTGTATGAGGAGTAAGCATGAGAGTAGCAGTAGTCACCCCTTACTGGAAAGAACCTATAGCCGTGCTGGAGAGGTGCTGGCGTAGTGTCCGGCAGCAGACCCATTGCGACATTGTTCACTACATGGTGGCAGACGGTCACCCTGTCCAGACTTTTGAGAAGGGTGCGGATGTTGTCCACATCTCTCTGCCCAATTGCAATGACTCTGGCGACACGCCCAGGATAGTAGGGCTGTCGGTAGCCAGTGTGCAGGGTGCTGACGCTATCTGCTTGCTGGACGCTGACTGCTGGTTTGAGCCAGAACATATAGCCACTATGGTGGAGGTCATGCAGCAGTCGCAAGCCAAGGTGGTGACCTGTCCTCGCGTGCTGTGGAGGATGGACGGGACACAGATGGGTGTGGATTCTGAGAGCAACGGTATCCACTGGAATGACACCAACTGCTTCCTGCTTTCACGTGAAACCTTCCCGCTGTGCAAGGAGTGGGGATTCCGGCCTCGTGAGTACGGCTACATAGGAGACAGATACTTCTGGAAGGCCGTGCAGGACTCAGGGGTAAAGATAGCGCGGTCTATGAAAGCCACTGTCAACTACCCTACCACTCTGGCCTTCCACTACCAGCAGGCGGGGGAAGTTCCTCCTGATGACAGCAAGGTAGTCACACTCAAGAACGGTGTACCTTCTATCAAGAGATACGCAGAACTATCGAAAACCATGTAGAACTAGGAACAGAATGAACATAGAGATACACACCCTTGCTTGGCCCAACACCAATGTGAAGATGGTGGAAGCCCACACCAACACTTGCAAGCACTTAGGGCTGGATGTGGCGTACCACATGACACAGACCCCGCACGGCAAGTGGATGGACATCGTTATGGACAACAGCACTGCGGACGTTGTTGGCTTTCTGGACATCGACTGTGTGCCTACCAACCCAGGCGTTGTGAATACTGCTGCGGCATGGGCTGCCAAGAATGAGTCGTTTGTGGGCATAGCGCAGGCAAGTAACCATATTTGGCCTAAATCGCACATATTCGCAGCCCCTGCTTTCTTCTTCATGTACCGTGAAGCCTGGACAGAGTTGCGTAAGCCTACTTTCTCGGAGACAGAGCAGAGTGATGTGGCAGAAAACGTGTGCTACGCCGCAGAGATGGCAGGGCTACGCTACAAGACCCTGTTCCCTACCCACTGGACAGCAGAGCCGGAGGAAGGCGCTTGGCGGCTGCATACCTACGGGCTGTACGGCATAGGCACTCACTTTGAGGAAGGTGTGTACCACCTGTACCAAGGTCGTATGGACAAGAACGTCCAGATGTTTGTCAACACTTGCGACAGCATTGTCAAGGGCAACCTGTCTACAGAATTCCTGATTCCCTGCAAAGCACCGTACCACGGACGTATCGTCCCATGAAGTTTGACCTACAGAAGTTCTACAAGTTTTGCTCAGAACTGAAGATTGAGACTAAGGAGGAAGGTCTCAAGAAAATGGGGAAACTGCTGGGGACGCAGACGTATGTCATGGAAGAAATACAGAAAGGGTTAGCTGAAGATGTCCATTTCTTTGTCATTCTCAAAGGCCGTCAACTGGGGATTACCACTGTCAGCTTGGCGCTTGACCTCTACTGGCAATTTACCCACCCAGGGTGGCAGGGAACGCTGGTGGCTGATACAGAAGAAAACAGAGACATGTTTCGCTCTACTCTGGCTATGTACATGGAAGGGCTACCCAAAGAGTACAAGATTCCTCTGGTGGCCCACAATAGAAACCAAATGGTGCTCAAGAACAGGAGCCGTATTTTTTACCAAATTGCTGGAAATAAATCTAGGCTGGGGCAGGGCAAAGCTATCACTTACCTACACGGGACAGAGACTGCTTCCTGGGGTAACGAAGAAGGATTGGCATCCCTTATAGCCTCGCTGGCAGAAAAGAACCCTGAGAGGCTCTACATGTTTGAGAGTACCGCCCAGGGCTTCAACATGTTTCACGACATGTACAAGACTGCCAAGTCTGCTAAGACCCAGCGTGCCATCTTCTGCGGTTGGTGGCGTAATGAATACTACTCTGTCACTGCTGACAGCAACATCTACAAGGTCTATTGGGATGGCAAGTTAAGCCCAGAAGAGCGGGAGTGGACGAAAGACATCAAGAAGTTGTACGGTGTGGAAATCAATTCCAGACAGATGGCCTGGTGGCGGTGGAAAATGCTGGAAGGTATCAAGGATGAATCCCTGATGTACCAGGAGTTCCCGCCCACCGAGGACTACGCTTTTGTGATGACAGGCACTAGCTTCTTCTCTAGCAGCCGCTGCACAGACGCTGCCAAGGAAGCCAAGAAGAATCTGCCTGACTGCTACCGCTACATTTTTGGGCAGAGCTTTCAAGACACAGAAGTCATACGCTCCACAGAGCGGCTGGGTACGCTGCGGGTATGGGAAGAGCCTAACGATGCCGCCTACTACGTCATCGGTGCAGACCCTGCTTACGGCTCCTCTGATTGGGCAGACCGCTTCTGCATCCAAGTCTATAGGGTGTATGCCAACGGGCTAGACCAGGTGGCTGAGTTTGCTACCAGTGAGATGAATACTTACCAGTTTGCTTGGGTGATTTCTCACCTTGCCGGAGCCTACAAAAACTCCACACTCAATCTGGAGGTCAACGGCCCTGGGCAGGCGGTCATCAACGAAATCAGAAATCTGCGCCGGACGGCAGCCAGCATGGGCAACATTATGGGCAAAGACTTGATGGACGTACTGGGCAACATGCAGAACTATCTCTGGCGCAGGAATGACAGCCTAACTGGCCCTGGCAACAGCATGGGGTACTTGACTACTGCCAACAGCAAAGAGCGTATGCTGGCGTACTACAAGGACTACTTTGAGCGCGGGATGATGAACGTGTTCAGCATGGACTTGTTGGAAGAGATGAAGACCATCGTGCGCGAGAACGGATTCATAGGCGCACCTGGCAGAGCCAAGGATGACAGGGTGATTGCCTCTGCTTTGGCCTGTGTAGCCTACGCAGAGCAAGTCCAGCCCCGCTTGATAGCTGCCAAGCTCACCCGTGAGGTGAGTGCTATGAAGGAAATGCGGTCAGCGGAAGAGTTATCCACAGCCACCAACGTCAGCAACTACCTCAAGAAGATAGGGATGTACGGAAATTAACAATATGAAGGCCTTGACCAAGCAAGAACTGTTTCGACAGATGAAAAGGTTCGTAAAAGACCAAGACAGAGGCATCTCTATAGCCTTGTTTTGCGAACTTGCGGGCATAAGTAAGCAGCAGTTCTACGATGTATTTGTCCACAGGATTTACCCACAGACCGAATTGATGCAATTGCGGGTCAGCAAAGCCTACCAACAGTGGAAAGAAGGCAACGTAAAGGTCATGCGCCGCAAAGACAACACCCGTTTTGTGGAGTACAGACGGGAGCCACAGCCCGCCATGATGGCTGGAATGGGGCTAAAAGTTACGCCAGATGGCATAAAAATCAAGGTTGGAATGGTCAACCGCCATGATTACAGTGAAATTGACCTACAGGAAGCACTTAGAGGGTAACTATGGCTATTTTGAGAGACTATTACTGCGAATCACATGGCGTATTTGAAGCATGGGAGCCTAATTGCCCCATGAAACACTGCAAAGCCACTATTTCTGTCATCCACCTCAAACCAGTGGGCACAAGGTCGGCAAAAACTGCCAAAACTGACAAAACTCTGGAAGGTTTGGCAAAAGACTTCCAAATGACGGACATCAAGTCCACCAAGGAAGGCGAACACCAGACTGGTTACCTAAAACGGAACAACAAGCTCACTGACAAGGAATATGCAGAGGCTACAGCCGCCAGTGAGCACTTTGAGACTCAAAATGAGAGCCAAAAGCAGAAAGAAGGGCGGGCTGGTGATGCCGCTATCTGGGGTAATGGTGGTAATATTTCCATGAAGTCAGTCATGGGTGGGCAATTTAAGTCTCTTGCAGGAGAACCTGTGGGCATCAACCCCCGTGAAGCAGGAAACTTGACAGGGCCAAAACCTGCGTCATACTTTCAAGACCATGAAAATTTAACCGTTAACAAACCATGAGAATCCCAAAAGAGCCAGTGCAGAGGGAATTGTTCTACCTTGATTTGATACAAAAGTGTCTGGTATCAAGGGAAGAACGCCGCCCTGACTATGCCACCTTGCGAAGCTGGTATCTCTTTGGGAACGGGCCTGACCAAACGCCCGCTATCTTCAACAAAATTCATCCGCACATTGACCAGCTAACCTCGTTTCTGTACTCAGCAGAGACAACCCGTTTCTCTATCAACCTGGGTGCGGCGGTTGATGATATGGAACACCGCAAGATTCCAACGCTGACCCGCGCACTCAACGATGAGTGGCTCAACAGCAATGCTGACCAAGTGTTCTCGCAGGCAGTCTCTTGGTCGTTGGCTTACTCCTCGACCTTTGTCAAAATTGTTATGAACAACGGTATTCACCCTTACATGGTGGAGCCTGGTTGTATGGGTGTGTTGCGGGAAGATACCCCGTACACAGACAGGCAAGAAGCTATTGTTCAAAGCTACTACATCACTAGGTCTGAGCTGTACGCCCGCTTGTATGCTCACCCTCAACGTGATGCCATCGTCAAGCGCGTAAGCTCCACACAGCATGAGCGCACAGAAATAGCCAACGGGGTAGAGCGCATCATCTTGTCTGCGTCCAACCCAACCCTGTACGGTAACGTCAACCTAGACCTTGCTGGAAGCAACAGATACAAAGCCACCGTGTCGGAAGAGACTGTGGAGATGATTGAGTTGTGGGTGTGGAACGATGACATTGGTGACTACCAAGTGGTTACCCGCGCTGACCCCGACATCATCATCTATGACCGCCCAGGTGAGCAAGTTTTCTTGAAAGGCGAACTGCCATTTATTCAAGTCTGCCCCAACCCGTTGTATGACTACTACTGGGGGCAGTCAGAAGTATCGCGCATGATTTACCTTCAGCAACTGCGAACAAAACGCCTAACTGAAATCCTTGACCTACTGAGCAAACAAGTTTCCCCACCCACGGCGTTGATAGGTTTTACGGGCATCTTGGATGAGAAGAATTTTGCGCTCAACCGCGCTGGTGGTTTGCTGGCAACCGACATGCCCAACGCCAAGGTTGAAAAACTGGCTCCTACTATCCCGCCAGACTTGTTCAGAGAGATGGACAAGATAGACCAAATGTTTGAAGAAGTGTCCGGCATCGGTAACGTGCTGCAAGGCAAAGGTGAGGCGGGTGTCCGCTCCTCTGGTCACGCAAGCCAGCTTGCCCGCATGGGTAGCAGCCGCGCT